GTGTCCGATCGGCCTCAAAAAAACGACCACCTTTGGCCAAATTGCATTTTTGACACATTTGCCTCAAATTCCACATTTCATCACTTCCACCCAATTTCTTTGGAATCACATGATCAATGTGCATTGGGCCATCGGTTGTGCCGCATTGCTGGCAACACCCATCACGCTTGAGCACCATCTCTCTTATCTTTCGCCAACGGCTTGTGCTTCCATCCTTCCATGCTCGTGACATCAATGCCACCCATGCTTCTGCCAATGAGCGAAAGCTTTACAGCTTGAGCCTGAGTATCTGTGATTGATATATCTCAAGCTCCAATCAATCATGCGAAAGCCATCAAGGTTTCGATACTTAGTGTTACGCATTTGACCTAAGCCAAAGTGATTGCCATTGGGATTGATAGCTTCAACACGCCAATTGCTTTCTTTAGTAATCAATGTGTTAAAGCATTGGAATTCTTTGTAATTTACAATCCTCGAGTGTGCATAAAGCTTCAATGAATCAATCGATGGTTTTGCATCTTGTGTGGCCTGTGCCGGTGTTGCTAATGCAAGACATAGCCCGGCCAATAGCACCAAGCATCGCTTGCGAGCTATCCGCCACAGCGGCTCGCCCACGAGCATGGAGCGTACCAATGCACGCAAATACCGGTCAAGTTTGAGCGTGTGCTTGGGCGTGTTCAACAGCCTGTGGATTATGCCTGTGGATAAGTATTTCATTTGCTACCCCATCCAGTACCTTTAAATACAGCTCCCACATTGCTCCAAATGCGTGTCATTGGAATCGCACACGCCATGCAATTGCCAGCATCGACATCACCATCTGCATCGATTGATCGATTGATGATTGCCATCGTGCCGCATTGGTCACACTTGAATTCATAGGTTGGCATCTGATAGCTCCTCAATCCTTGAATCATCAACAATCTTTATCCCAAATGTGCCACATGCCATGCATTGTGCGAACCACTCATGCTGAGTTAGCTCTGCACCTTTTTTAAGGCCGTGGCGTTGCTTTGCCTTGCCGTAAAGCTTTTTACAGATTGAACAATCAAATTGCAGGATGTGCATAATTGCTCCTCATTAAAGTATCGATAGGCTGTAAATTGATTTGTGGCACGCTCCAATTGTTTTGTGATGCGTTTCGATAGCGTGGTTTTTTAGCTACGGCCACAGGCATCCAGCCGACAATGTGCATCTTTGGCGTGTTACCGGTAACGAGCACAGCAATATCTCGGTCATGGCGATCTGATTCCTGAATCCACAAATTTGATGCTGGATTGGCTGACCATTTGACTTCAATGTGCTCGCCCACATCGGCCTTTGACTTATCCCATGTAATGCCCGGCGTGTAGTCATAGCCCAATCGTTTTGCCACAATTAACTCAGCCACCATGGATTCGCCCATCTGTGCAACATACTCGAACCATGACAGATTTTTGACAATGCGTGAGCTGTGATCAGCTGATCGATCATGACAATGTTGAATTGCCGCGATCATGCATTGAATTTCCTCGATGCGATCTATCATCGGCAATCACCACAAAACCAAATGATGTTGTCTTGCTTGTCATAGCCTTTTTGGTAGCCAAAGTGATCCAATCGCCTTAGCTGTGAGCATTTGTCGCATTGCTCGATTTTATATTCCTCAACGATTTCGCCATTGCACATCAATCGCGCTTTCATTTCTTGAGGATAGATGATTTCAACAAAGTCGCTCATACTTGTGGCTCCCATTTTCCGGTTGAACGCAAGACATACCAGCGCGGTGTGCATTGATTTTCTTTTACCTTTTCGCTGCAAAAGTAACCGCCCCATGATTTTGCCGCTTCGGGCTTGCTTTGATTCCATCGCATTTCGCCATGGCGGCACGATGGGATTGCATCGGCTGTCCATGCAGAATCCTCGGATGATCCAAATGATGGTATGCCTGATTGCTCAGCTTCGGCAGCTGTTTGATAGCTCGGCACATCGCCATGCTTGGTTGCCCAATAGTCATAATCGGCTGCCGGTGCTTGACTCTTTACCAAAGCCATGACCTCTTTTGTGGCCTTTTCTGTGTTGCCCATGACCAAGGCCATTACACGCATCAAAGCTGAGGTTGTAGTGTCCTCGCAAAACCAGCGTTTCATGTTTGAATTAAAAGCTTCTCGATACCCAAAAGCATAATCAATGCCAGCCGGCTCTTTTTCTTCTTGGTTGCGCCATGCCTTAGCTTGTACGAGCACATAGCCTTTTTCGGCATTGAATTCAACGATGTGAGCTTCTAGCCTCCCATTGGGAAATGTACGCAACCACCGATCCGTGCGCTCTTTGTTGCCTTCGTACCCATCCATAAATGTGGCCATCATTTGACCTTCCGATCAGCTGACACGGCATGGCGTGATACGGCTCGGCCTCGTGTATAGCCTTGTCGCTCACCTTCCTTAAATCCAACCGAATAAGCCATGACAGCCCAAAAGGCTCCGGCGATCACACACATGATCACAATTGATGCTTCGTTCATTTTCTTGCTCCCGATTCGGGAACTACTGTGCTTCGCTCCCGAAATAGAGAGTGACAGGATCAGCCGACAAATACAACAATCACGCTCAAATTACGGCGTGTCGTTACCGGATAAACGCTTCTCCATCGCTTTTTCATATTCTGATTTGATGGCCTTGTCTTTCAAGCCGTTGGATGCTAAAACACCGCCCAATGACCCGGTGAGAAAAATTGCCAATGTTTTGAGTAAATCGATAAAAGCTGCATCATTGGGAGCTTGTGCACCGATTGGCTGTGTAACAAAGATCAGCGCGTATGTGATGCCTAGCGTGACAATCAAAAACACAAATGACAAAACCGCGCCAATGAGAAACATCAATCGCGCCTTGATTTCCTCTTGACTTAACCTGTCTTTATTCTTTGAAGCCATCGCCAATTAAATCCTTCGTACAGGTTCCAGTCACCTTGCATTGCGGTTCCCGGCACTCATCCAATTCCCAATTTTCATGCAGCTGACATGGGTATCGCACCCATCCTTGATAACCACAAGCGGTAAGGCTTAGCGAAAGGATCAAAGCTAAACCCACCGCAAGTGATTTCCGAATCATTTCCCCGTTGATCCGAAAGCTTTGTCAGCTGGATTTAGCCAGCGCAAAATGACAGGCACAACAGCTGCCACGCCACCCATTGCCATTGCCTTAATGTCTCCACCGGCCATGTACACGGCCAATGCAGCTGCAATATACGAGCGACCCCATGAGGCCGCAATTGCTTTTGCTTGTTCCATTATTTTTCTCCTTTTGGTCGATCCGGTAAATCACCGGTAAATGGCTCGTAAGCTGGCCGGCCGTAGCCGACAACAAATGAGCGTGCTCCCAAAGCTCTCGATTTCACCATGACTTCGCCGCCGTTTCGCTGATCGCCGCCCGATGATGTATTGCCTTCGATGGTCACGATTTGTTTTTCCGATGCCCGGATCACCAAGCCAATGTGATTGATCGTAGTTTTGTCATCAACAATAAAATCAAAGAAAACAAAATCACCAATCTTTGGTGTGATGTGCCATTGCTTAGATTTCTGAAATGCCTCAGCTCCAGCTCGGGTGCTGACAACATTTGGCACCTTCACACCGGCTTGATGGGCACACCAATTGAGAAATGAGCCGCACCATGGCAGCTTGTCAGCCTTCATGAATTTGCCGTACTTTGTCTCATTGTTGCCTGTTTCAGCGGTGCCGACCTCGGCCAGCGCAACTTGAATCAAGCGCGGCAATGTGCCTTGTGGAAATGTCATGAAAGCAACAAAGCCGCTTGGTCAGCTGTGATGCCCAATTTCGTGAGCAATGCGGCTTTTGCAGTTGCCTTTGTTTCCATTTCGGCTTGCTCTCGCAACAGTTTATCTTGAATTTGTTTTGTGTCTGTTTCCCATTGTTTAAGTTCGATGGCAGACATTTCGCGTTCAATTTCGAAACCTGTTGAAACATCTAATTCTTTAATTATTTTTTCCATTAGCTGACTCCATATACTGAGAATGTTCCACCTGACCAATTTGTGCCTGGAATTAAAGCTGTAACGCTAGAAATTGCACTTGAACCTTTATAAGTGCCAGTCGTTTGTGTGGTTATAACTTCACTTCCGCTATTCATTGAATAGGCGCTGCCTTCTAAATATCTTGGCGAAGTGCTTGAGTAATTATAAATATTTAACACCAAATTTAGATTTTTGCCAGCATCAACTGACGAAAGTGTTCGTGTGCGAATTTCCATTGAAGTTGCATTAACACTATCGTTTCTAAAATAAGCGTAACTATTGGCGTCTGTTTGTCCATAAAGTGTTTTATTGTTGTAATTGCTTCCTGTGTCGCTGTTAAATCTTAAAGCCATTGGATAATCGGAAGAAGATGAGTAGGCTCTTTCGATCAAAATCATTAAATGTTTGTAAGTGCTTGGAATTGAACTTATTGTTACAGATGCACCACTTAAGCTAGATGTACCAATCAAAGTCATTCCACCGCCGGCAGATGGTGTTACCCACTCCAAAGCCGTTGCGCCTGAATTGACTGCCAAAATTTGACTTGCACTTCCAATGCCTAAGCGACCGGCTGTGTCTGCCGCCGTGCCAACAATTAAGTCACCAGCTGCATCAATCAAGGTTTTTGGAATTGCGCCATTGGCTAGATCATAAGTCGTTTTAACAGCGTTGGCTGTGGCCGCCAATGTTGTGGATGTGCTTGAGGTTGAATCTGAAAGCTGCACGGCACCAAGATTGGATGTCGTACCATTCAAGATTCCAATTGTAACATCACCCGATGTGCCACCACCTGTCAATGGTGATGATGCTGTGATGCCTGTGATGTCACCGGGATTTGCAGATGTCCAGACAAAATCCATGTCCGTATTTGAATTTTTTGAAAGGATTTGGCCCGTTGTGCCGCCTTTGAGATCAGCCAACGATGTATCAACCGCCTGACCAAATACCTCAAAATCAGCTGGCAACTGGGAGACCAAATCTGTGTTGGTCGGCATTTGCCAATTGAAATTACTCGTTGGATTACTCATTTTTGCTCCTTACGCCACAATCGTGGCATTGATCCAATCCAAAGTTGGATTGATTGTGCTCCATGTTTCAATCACCGGCACATCATTCCATTGCATGGCTTGCAATGAAAATGAGATCGGTGAAACGATCATAGAAAGGCTGATCTGATTGTATCGGGCAGAAAATGTCCAGCCTTCAACAAAACCCAAATAATCTCCAGAATTCATGTTAAGTGGCAAATCGGCGATGTTCACCGGCATCCCCATAAACACATTGATCAAAGCATCGCGGTCGATGTCATCAAGCTCTGGATTGGTAAGCTCAAATGTGATGTTATTGAAATTAAATCGTGGATAAGCTCTCAGCTCTAAATAAAAATCGGCTTGATCCTGTGCATCAGCCTGATGCTTGATTGTGGTTGTGAAAATTTGTGCTAATTGACCATACAAGCCAATCGATGCGGTATCAATTGCGCTGACTTCCAGATTTGATGTGTTTCCGTATCTAAGCGTGATGCTGTTTCGCACATCGCCTGTTCGTGATTGGATGCTTAAACCGGATGCCAAAGCGTGATTCGCTGTGAGATCAACATACCCATTGGCTGCCAAATAACTTGTGCGGTGTGTGCTGTCTGCATATCCGATTTGCCCGGTTGGTGATTCAAAGAGGTAGCCCAATCCCGATGTAGCCAAAGCTGAGACCAATGAATAAACATCGATCACAGATGATCCGCGATTTTCAAGCTCATAATTTCCCGGCCGGTCAATTTCGCCCAATCCGGTGTTTTCTGCATCTTGCCATTCCACAGCCGGATCGTAGGTTGCCCATGTCAAAGCTTGTGGTACCTCTTGCCACGTGTTAAACAAAAGCGCGCTTAAAATTGTGTAAATCTGATCGCCATCAAAATCATCGCTCAAAACGCCTTCGGTCAATGCCTTTGGCAATCTAGCCAAAGCGCCCAATGCAATGATGCTGATTCGCTGTGCGTAATCGACTGAGCCAACCTCAGCAACAGAAATCCGTACATCGACAACTGATCCGCCAAAGATCGGCACAAATGTGTTTGTGGAATCTTGCAGCTCAATTGTGATGGCTTGATTGATAGCAATTGTCACATTGGATTGGTCAAGATTGATGATTTCGAGATTTGTGTATCCGGCTTGTGCCTGTTCATAAATGTTTGTCCGACCGCTTGTGATTGTCAGATTTGCCAAAATAGCGGTTTGATACTGCACACCACCAATGGTCACTCGCCATACAGGATTAAATAGAGTCATGCTATTTGTAGGCTATTTGCGCCGCCTGTGCCGCGATAGAAAGAATCATTGAGCGTGTTTACAAGCTCACGCGCTGTGCGCTCGGGATCGGTGTTGATGCCATTGAAATTGACTGTCACGCTTGGTTTTGCTGAGGCTGCCAAAATGCCAGCGAGCGTGGTTGTATCGACTCCGGATGTTCCCAATCTAAATGGTTGATTTGATGCTGCCATAACTCCAGCCAAAGTGGTCGTGCCGCTTGTTAAATCATCAAATGCGCCGGCAACATCATCCACGACTTTTGCAGCTTTTTTGGCAACCGCCGCGACTCCAGTAGCGCCACCGCTTGATGTACTTCCACCGGTAACCCCACCACCGGTAACCCCACCGCCGGTTGATCCACCGCCTGTGGTTACGCCTCCACCGGTTGTCAAAACTGTGCCGGTGCTCATTTGGAAATTACCCACCGCTCCGGTTGTCGTGCTTCCGCTGCCTGAACCACCGATCTTGCTTATTGGTGGGATGTCTTTGCCCGGATTTAAAATGTTTACCACGCGAATTGCGATATTGGCAAAGTCAATTGCTTTGTTGATGATACCTTGTAAAGCTCCCAAAGCATTTGCGAAAACATTGAGTACAACGCTGGCAACTGTGCCGATTGAGTTAAAAACTGTACCAATTATAGTGCCGACAATTGGTGCGTAGGCTTTTACTACATTGAAAAATCTTTGAAATTCATCTTTGTTTTCGACAATCGTATCTTTGATTTTATCAAAAGCCGATCTAAAACCTTCAAAAATTGGTTGCACAAAATTCTTAACGGAATCGGCTATATTTTTGAGTGTGCCACCCATTCCATCCGATTTTGAGCTGAAAGCATCTGTGACACTTTGAACAATTGGTATGACTTTTTCCGAAAACAAAGTAGCCAATTCCAAAACAATCGGCAGCAATGCTTGACCAATTGTGGTTTTGGCATTTTCCAATTGAGCTGTAAGGATGCGTGTCTTATTGGCTAGGCCATCGCTTGTGCGCTCAAAATCGCCTTGAGCTGCACTTGTCTGCTCGTAAATCAAAGCTTGAGCTGCAAGCACCTTTTGTTGTGGTGTCAAAGCATTTTTGGTCGTGCTTATGATTCCCAATTCCAATGCCGCTTGTCGCAATGAAGCATCATCAAGCAAAACTCCATATTGTCTCAGCGGTTCGGCTTCTCCGCGCAACGCCGATCCAATGGCGTTAATGGCTTGCTCCGGCGATGTGTTATTGAAAGAGGCCAAATCAGATGCCAGCTTTACAAAGTCAGTTGAGAATTTGCCCAAATCTTTGCCGCTAAGGCCGGCAGATTTTCCAAATGTCGCAAATGTTGCAGCTGCATCCAATGCCTGTTGCTTTGTCTGTCCTAACGATGTCGCGGCTCCATCGGCAAATTTTTCAATGTCTTTGGCTGTGTCACCAAATAGCACATTGACTTTGGAGATTGTTTCGCCTAGATCGCTGGCAGCCTTGACGGCATCCACACCAATTTTGACAGCCATGGCACCGGCTGCGGCAGCTGCGGCAGCAAAAGCCAATCCCGCTTTTTTGCTAAAATCACCAATTTTGCCAGCAAATCCATCAACATCTTTTGAGCCAACGTTGAGGCTTTGCTTGAGTTTATCGACATCTGCAAGGATGGAGAGCTTAAGTGTTCTTGATTGACCAGCCATCACCACTCCTTCAAAATCTTAGTAAATGCATTTTCCCATTGATTGATGATGTGTGGCTGTTCGGCACGCAATGTTGGATAAATAAAATAACCAAATGAGCCAATTCCGCCCGGAGCTTTACCTGACCAAATTGGAAATTGCCTAAATTTTTGTGATCCGAATTCGTAGCCGCCCCAAAGTTGTTGAGTTGTACCACCACCGCTAAATTTTTGAGATACAAAGCCGTAGCTGATTTCACCGATCTTTGATGATTTACTTACTCGCGATCCTTGAGCAATACGGATTGCCGCTCTATTTGGTCGGCCACCGGCTGCCGCTGTGACTTTTGATTGCAGATAAGTAGCCAATCCATTTGAAACACCTTTGGCTTCTGCAACAGCTTGCTCATCCATGGCTTTGAAAGCTCGGATGATTCCGCGCAAATCACTTTTATCGTAAGTGATTGATTCAGTTGCCATTTCTCATCCTCAGTATCTCGTATGCGGTTAAAATATCCTCAGCGGTTTGAAATTCTGATCGTGATAATCCGGTGGCAATAGCCAATTCCCAAAGAATCCGGTTTACTGATCCGGATTCGTAGCTTTTGGGTTTTGGGTTTCTCCCATGTTTATATCACTTACAGTTTCGCACCACACCTCAAAAGGCTTAACAGGCTTTCCAGCTGCCTCGCGCTTCATAGCGTGATAAGCCAAAAACATAAGATCAGCGATGCCCAATCTCTCAGACACTTGCTGAATTGTGTTTCCGGTTTTGTTTTCCCATTTCATCCACTCCGGTGGGAGCGCGGTATATGTCGCGCTCTCCCCGGTAGCGAATTCAATTGTGATTGGTAGTTTCATGCTCCCGATTTCCTTTCACTATGCCAATGTAGGTGTGGTCACACAAGTAAATGTCATTGAGACAGTCTGTGCATCCGGTGCTGTGCCTCCAGCCGATGGGAAAATCGGTTGCACAGTAAAGTTAAAAGTTGTGCCCGGCTCAGTTTCAAGAATTACCGCCAAAGGTGTATTTGGTGAGTTTTCCGCTTGATTCCAAAGCATTTCGCACAATGATGAAGCAACGCCCCAATCGGCCAACATCTCAACAGCAAATGAGCCTTGAGTATCGGTTGTGTAATACGCCTTGCCATCAAGTGTCTGATATGTGTTGATCGTTGAATCGACTGTAAGGATTGCAGATGTTGCTTGTGCATCAAAAGTATCCCCATCGATGCTAAAGCTCACATTTCTGCCGGTTATGATCGTGGTTGGCATTTTTTCTCCTATTGATTGTAGTATGTGGATACTTGGAGATCGGCCGTGAGGTACTTACCGGCACCGACCTCCAAAGGCTGAGGTTGATTTACATTTCCGACTTCATAACCATTTGGCATTGCTGCAATAATCGAAATCATCAATGTTTCAAGATTGTCTAAAGCTGCCGCATTGTTGGCATATGCCACTACGCCTGTCACAGTCAGATTGACTTTGACTTTGGTTGTGTTTTTACCAATTAAAACGCTTTCAAGATATGGTGCATCCGGAATCAAGCAAATTGATGGGCTTGTCATTGTTTCCGGTATGCCGTTATACACATTCGCAGCAATCCCGGAAAGTGCTGTTTTTAATGGTGTACGGATCGCTGATTCGATGCTCATTGACACATCGTTTCGACATCGAGAAATGGGCCTAAAAGGCCAATAACTCTGTTGCTCAAGCTGCGGCCAAGAATAAATGGTGACGGCTGAAAATTGTCTGACATGATTTGGTTGCCGGGAGCTGTAATGCTCTGAAAAATCTCAACCGCCACAACCAAAATTGCGTTTTCAATCGGTGGTGTATTTGCGTACAAAGCTGCCGCTGATCCACCACTTAATGTTGCGGTTGCCGCTGGAATAAATGGCAATGGATAATCACGATTAGCTGCGGCTGTTGCAGCTGTAAATGTGTGAGGCTCAATCCGATCATCGGTGACTGTATAGGTCGCGCTGTAAGCTCCGGCCCCGGTAACAACAACAGATTGACCCGGCACAAAATAATTTGGCCGCATTGTGGTGAAATAAATGACGGATTCATCCACATTGGCAAAAGTCACCGATGATTGGTATTGCGTAAGTAAAGGCAAAATAGTTTGTTCAGCCGAATCAATGTAAGAATCGAGCTGAGCATCACTATACAAGGAAACCGAGACACCAAGAATTGCTCTCAGCTGTGAGGCTGTAACGATTGCTGGCATCTCGGTTCCTTTCGTATCAGCGATGTTCGGGAGCGACCATCACCGATGATTGATTGTTTATTTAAGCGATGTTATTGAATTGTGCACCATTTGCCACCTTGGCAGCTAGTGCTCCATAGCCGTAGTACAGGATGTCAATTGTTCCATCGCTGTTGATATTGCTGCGTAGCGTAAAGCGTGGAGATTCATACCATGTGTATGAATCTGGATTGACAACGACCATTGAAGAATCGCCTTGAGCTGTTGTTGTTCCAGCGTTACCAAATGAGCGTGAAACATAAAGGTTCAAGCCCGGTGAAACTACACCGCGCAAAGAATCGCCTCGGACATTTCCTGCCTGATTGCTAGGTTGTGCCGCATTGTATAGCGGTGTGCCATTGTCGTTGTATCCCATTATGTTTCCCCATTGTGTAGGTGAAACAATCAATGAGCGAGCGAATCCAA